TAGTTCCATAAGTGAACTTCCTGTTTAGTGGAATCCAGAAGTCCTGTTCTACCAAGCAAGATTTCTTAGGCACTGGTGCTGGGTTCTTCGTAAATCCTGCTTCTGTCAACCTGTAAGATGGTGCCAGAATAGTTTTTTTCTTCATAACAACCGTGTAACGCAAAGGGTTAACAGGCTCGTCATATAAATAAGAGTCTAGTTGGTATCCCCAGTCACCATCCGTGTCGGTGTCAAGTCCATGTCTTGTATAAAAATCATCTGTTAGATCGGATGTCGCATAAGCGTGCTTGTGTATCTTCGGAATAATCCAATACTGATGTATTTTTAATATCTCGCCGCTGACGTTTTCCCAGTTCATCCGATGCCGGAACCCTACAATATGTGCTTCGGTTCCCATTCGCGCATTTTGCTTATTCGTTCCGTCATGTGGGATCTGACACAGGTTCTTGTGTCGAAATGTCCTAATTGCCACACTGCTTCTTGGATCATCCATGGTCTTAAATGTTTTACATCTAGGCCCTGCAATCGTGGCTAATCCCGCTTGCGCCTTTCGCGCTTTAACTGTTTTGAATTTCTTTCTTGTCCCCCAAGTTACCTTTGAGCGACTCCGTGCGCGGTACTTAACAGGCGTTCTACTCCGACTAACAATACGTGTTCGCTTCGCGGAGCGACTCCGACTACGCGAGCGCGTGCGCATGCGTCCACGAATAAAAACCATTATGTATTTCGGATGCCAAGATTAAAATATGCGAACCGAACCCTGATGTGGGATTCTTTTGATGATCGACCAGTATTACCAGAGATCATCATCCCATCCCACTCTCTCATAATCTCTCATGAGGGCTATTCGTCGCACAACAAACCGAAAGCAGGGATGTCGTTGGGTTTTCACCCTGAACAACTATAACGACGTTCAGCTTGAATCGCTGCGTTTGTTGGGTGAAACTGTCAAGTATCTTGTGTTTGGACGCGAAGTTGCTCCTACTACCGGCACGCCGCATCTCCAAGGATTCGTAATCTTTGATTGCAATCACTCTCTCACCAAAGTCAAATCGTATTTTCCTACTGGTTCTCCTCATCTCGATGTTGCGAAAGGAACGTCTGCCCAAGCCGCAGCCTATTGCAAGAAGGACCATGACTTTGAGGAGTTCGGATCGCTACCCAATGAACGAGGCAAGACCAACAGATACGATGACTTCCGAGACTTTATTCTCGCTAGCGAAACCAAGCCCTCCCTCGCCGACGTTGCAAGAGAATTCCCTTCCATCTTTCTCACTTCCGGAAGAATCCAGTCCTTCATCGACCTCATCTACCCCACCCCCCCAGCCTTGGGCTTGGACTACCGACCCCGCCAGCAGAGACTCGCCGATCGCTTGGACGGGGAGCCCGACGACCGTAAGATATTGTTCGTTGTTGACCCCGTTGGAAATAGCGGAAAGTCTTGGTTTGCCACGCAGTACGCTCTCACCAATCCTTCCAGAGTCCAACTCCTATCCATCGGACGAAGAGAAGACTTGTCTTTCGCTCTCAACGAGCAGTGCGTCGTTTTCATCTTTGACTTTCCCCGATCTTCCCAGGAATTTATGCCGTACACATTCCTCGAGCAGCTCAAGGACGGACGAGTCTTTTCCACAAAGTATGAATCTAGAATGAAGACATTCAAAACCCCCTGGGTCGTAGTTATGACGAACGAGTACCCAGACATGTCCAAGTTGTCGCAGGACAGATATGACATTACAGTATGGAATTATGAAATGGAATAACCTAACTAAAAACAATTAACGGAATAACCTGTCTCTATGCTAGTTAATTGACTTGTCTCGCCTACCCCTCCCCGAAGGGCATTCGGTAGGAGTATTGTTCTAAAAAAACCAAGCCGCGCAGCGGCTAATCTTTCGGCGCGCGTCAGCGCCGTCCGCTTCCCTCGCCTAACACCGGTAACGGCGCGTCAGCGCCGTCCGATTTTTTTTACATACCAGAAGTGCCGTCACGGAAGTACGTAATGACGTGTTCTTCTCGGAAAACCAAGTTGTTAAGTTGCTGCTGACCTGTTCCTACTTGCATAAGTGGTACAACGAATTCCACGTATATAAGAGAAGGTTGTTCGACGTAAGTCGATACTTCGCCTGCATCCTCGATAGTTCCATAAGTGAACTTCCTGTTTAGTGGAATCCAGAAGTCCTGTTCTACCAAGCAAGATTTCTTAGGCACTGGTGCTGGGTTCTTCGTAAATCCTGCTTCTGTCAACCTGTAAGATGG